CAGATCCACCAGTTTGATGATAACCTGCTTCTAATGGATTTATTGTTGACTCTAATTGTCTTGTAAATTCTATATCATCATATATATAAGATATTCCTAAAGCAATTTTTTTATGATCTCCAGTTTTAAATTGCCAATCACCAGGAATTTGATTACTTGAGTCACCAGTTCCTATAGCAACAGCAAATCTATGTGGATAAACTGGCATATATCTTTTATCATCTCTAGCTCCACCAAAAAAATCAGTACTTGTAACAGCTGTAGGTTCAGTCCTTAAAAATCCTGCTGCTGCATCTCTATTTGTATAAGAGCCACTATTAACTGGCGCTGTACTACTATTTGTAAATGCTTCGTTTACATTTCCAAAATCAGCATCATATTCAGGATCATCACTACCATCGCTTTCTACTTTATATTCTACAGGAGATAATATGTGACTTCTTAAAGGATACCATCCTTCTGATATTCTATGTGCGCCTTTATCTACAATTTGACTGCTAGCATATCCTGAAAGATTTAAACTTGTATCGTTATATAAATTAATTTTGTTATTAAAATGAATAAAACTTACAGGTCTTCTACAATGACCGTAAAACCATTTATCTCCTGGTTTAATTAAAACTCTAAAATGCCCACTATCATAATAAGCGTCAATTGCAGGTGTAAGAGCATATTGTGAAGATGTAGTTGCATGAGCTTTACCTGTTTGTCTCCAATCCCATAAATGTTCAATATCAAAAAGCCATGGATCATCATGAAAACATCCAGGATGGTTATTTCTATCTAATTCTCCATAAAATCCAGCACCATAAGTACCTAAATTATAAAATCCAAACATACCTAAATTGTGACTTTTAATAATATAAATATTATTAGCTGGACTTGTTTCAGCAGGAGAAAATTCAGGTCCTATTATTCCAGATGCATCGTATGTAGCTTCTATAGCTAAAAGGGCATAATCTTTTGCAGCATCATTAGTAATATCAAATGAATCTTTTACTTTAAATTGAGTATCAGAAACTTTTTCTATTCTACAAGAAATATTTTGTGCAGATGTGATAGGTCCAACTTTTGTTACTCTTATGCCTGTAGTTAATCCATGGTTAATTGTTTCTAAACCACTTCCATTAGTTGCAGTAAAATTACTAAGACCAACCCCTTCTACTGTTGTAAAACCACCAGCACTACTAATAAATTTAACTACTAAAAATCTTCTAAATGAATATTCTGGTTGAATAGCCCAAGTATTGTAAATCCCTTGAGATAAATATTCTTGTTCATAACCTCCTTCATTACCAATAAATCCTGGAGCTGTTGAAAAATTAGATTGAACAGAAAGTAAACCAGGATTAATACTTGTAAATCCCTCAGATTCTTGACATTCATTAGCTTCAAGATCTCTGGGGTTTTTGTTCTTTACAATCCCCCCAGAAAAATCTTCTATATTTAAAGTAGCTTTAGGCATTATTTTAAAATAGCCTTTTTAATTACTTCTTCAACAGAATCGTAGACAGCATCTAATATCTTTTCTTCTGTTTTTTCAGAAATAAAAGGTACGTCAACATTTGCATTTAATTCTTTAATAATTTTTTCTTTCATTTCGTCATTAAAGATATAATCTACTATCATTTGTTTAATGTCCATTAATAACCCTTTCTTGTTTTTCTTTTAGTTATTTTTTTACCTGTTCTTTTCGCGTAAGCTTTAGCGGCAGCTTTACCTTTTTTAGTATACGAAAATTTTTTAGTTCCTACCTTTGGCATTTTTCTTTACTCCCTTTTTTGGATAGTTACACTTAAAATTTTTAGGTTTAGAGCCCATTTTTTCTAAATAATTAAGGCGCCTTTCAATTTCTTCAACTTTAGTATCTAATTCATTTTTATCAAAAACATAAGACATTATTTTGTCTAATTTAAAATGTTTTACTAATTGATTAGCAACTGTATTTATAAGCATTTTAGGTACTATCATAATTTCATCACTTTCTTAAACATAACAACACACATAATAATAAGCATTACACTGGCTATATCAACAAAATGATTTCCGCTATCACTTTCAATAGAACCTATTGGAGTTTCTATTTTTACTTTTTTAGTTTCATTCATCTGTCATACCACCTTTTTCCATCATTCTTAAAAACTTATCTTTTAAACCATTTCCTGATAATCTAGCAATAATTTCTACCTGTGCTTTAAATATACCATTTAACTTCTTTTGTTCCATTTGAACCAACTTTTGTTGGTCAATTAGTTTAATAATAATACCTTCCAACCTCTTGAAGTCTTGGTCTAGTTCTGTCATTAGAGTCTGTTGAATGAACCTGTTCTGTTTCCAAATAAAAAATCCGAACGCCATTGCTACCGCAACGGGCACTCCAAATTCTTCTAGTATTGTCAGTATATCCATTCATTACCCTTCTATTAACTCTCCCCATAACGATGTTTTACCATTGATTATTTGGATGATGTGTACCGTAAATAAGCCACCCTTATAAAAATCAACAATAGCAAAAGCATGAGCCCAATTAATTCTTCTATTATCCAACCACTCATTTGACTTTGGTCCCATATCTTTTAAGCATCCAATACTCCAAGCACTTTTCGGTCCATCCATGTGAGTCATTGACATCTGTTGTAAATCGTGCCAATGCCCGTACATTATATTGCATCCAAGTTTCCGAATATGGTTAGCAGCATGATATTGACCACCATATTGATGGCCATGATAAAAGTATAGTTTTCCCAATTTAAGGTGCTTCCCGAAGGGTATATATTTGTACCCACGGTCAGAAAGCTTAACAGCAGAAGCAAATCTATACTGAGGAATATAGGGATATTTCTCAACTGCCAAATTAAGCCAATTGTCATGATTACCCTCAGTAATATACTTTTCTTTACAATTAACTTTATCAAGCGACTCATCGATTTGATCCATGCCTTTGTTAACATCTTTTACATCCTTATCAAAATCTTTTATTAAATATTCTAGTGGTGGCGCTTTCTTTCTTTTAAACTTCCACGCACTAAATGCTTCCCATTCCCCTACATCGCCTAGATCTACATAAGCATCTGGCTTAACTATTTCTATTGTCTTTTTGAGACAGTTAATTGCAGGTTGGTCATGAAGAGGAAAGTGTTTATCTGGGGTTGCAATAACTCTTTTAACCACACCTTTATCCATAACTACTCCTTTAGTTGTTTTTTAATTAACATTATTTTATAAGTAAAATATACTATAGTAATCAAACCAACGCCTAGACGCACCAATTCAGGCAAAAACTCCATGTGTTGGATACTTAACCCTCCTGAGCCAATAACTGCTGATTTTAGGCTATCTACGTCCATTTAAGCCATACTCCCTACTATTTCACTCATTTCTTTTGCTCTGTTAGGCGTTTGTTTAGCCCATTTACTATCAAGCATTTCAATTGATGCATTTTTAAAGTCTTTATCTTTTAAATACATAATTGTTTTTACAAACTTAGAAAAACCTGTTACACCTAATTGATAACACATTTCCATAACTACATCTTGAATTGCTTTAGGCATAAACGGATACCATCCAAATTTATTTTTAACTCTATCTTCAAGTTCTTTTAATTTACGATCTAAAATTAAATCACATATATCTTTATCTAACTCTAAATCCTTAATTGCAAAACCATATCCAATAGTATCTATACCTAGACTATCTTTATATACAATACCTACATAACCTTCGTTTTTTATTATACTTTCTTTTAAACTCATAATTAATCTCCTGTTGATGAATCTTCTGTTTGAGAATCTGACTCTTCCGTATTAATTGGAAGATTAGCTTTCTTTTTATCCTGAGCAGCAGTTATACTATTACCTATTCCTAAACCCATAAATCCTCCTATTTACCTATATATAAAATAACATAACCAGTGATAGTATTAAATTCCGCAGAAGTCCATCTACCATATATTATATTTCCAGAACCAACAGCATCATTAGTAAGCAGCGTATCACCTCCTGTTGCACCATTACCAGTAGCTCCTTGTGATGTATTTATAAATAGACTATTATCTTCAGCTTGTAAAGAATAAAAAGCGCAAGTACCAAAAGTCTGAATAGCAGTAAATACATGTCCAGAAGGAGGGGTTACAGCGTTTGATCCATCAGTGCTGGTTTGGTCTGTCATAATAGAGCCACATTGACCTAAATCTATATTTTCTGATTCTTGTACTGTGTATGTTCTTAATCCTGCCATATCTAAGCTCCTATATATGCTACAATGCCAGAAGCACCACCAGCTAAATTTATTGAAGTCCATCTACCATAGATTGTTGTTCCAGCAGGCAATGTATTACTAACATCCATTTGAACTCCTCCTGAACCTCCTCCTCCAGTAGAAGCTTGTTCTGTATTTATGTATTTGTCAGGATCTTCTGCCACAAGTCCACCTGAACTATCAAATGTAATATCAGCAAATAATGCTTGAATAGCTATAAAAACTGTTCCAGCAGGGGGAGTTATTGCTGTGCTAGCATCATCTGTAAATATAGATCCTACCTGTCCTAATTTTATATTTTTTGATTCTTGTACTGTTAAGTGATTTGCACCACCACCTGTTTTAGTTGCCATATTTACCTCCTGCCCTAAGCACTGGCTGTGCGTGAATGGGCTTGTTTATTGTTATATTATTGCATTTGAGCCAGAAGCAATTATTCTTGCTCCTGCAACTCTTGTATTATTATATTTTTCTACCATTTTATTAAATTGAGCCATAAAATACTCTTTAGCTTCAAGATTCATCATATCTTCAGATATTTTTGCTTTTACATAATAAACTAAAGCTTTTGATAAATAATTAGATAAATTTATATTATCATCTTCATCATTTAAAACATCTACAGCATAATATAGTTTAGGTGTTTTTTCAAAGTTTGTCCAAGCAGCTTCACTACCACTATATTTAGTATATAGAGTTATTTTATTATTAGTACCAGTATTATTAGATAATGCTTTTATTTTATGCAAACCATTAAATTTACCAGCATTTTTTAATACTATATATTTATCAGCAGCTAAAGCATAAGTTGTAGCATAATTAATATATGCACTACTATTATCAGCAATACTTAAATATCCATCAGTAGATTGATATTGAGTAATATTTTCATCAACATCATTAGTTGTTTCTATAAAATATTCAGG